CACGCTCTTATAAAAGGCCGCCAGCTAGTTCTATTGAGGCACGGGAGGACCAAATGATAGCATTAGCGGTTGACTTGGCTGAAAAGCAGCTAAGAGAAGGCACCGCTTCTGCACAAGTTATTACACATTACTTAAAACTAGGATCTACGAGAGAGAAAATTGAAAAAGAGATAATGAGGGAACAGAAGAAGTTACTCGAGGCTAAGACCGACGCAATTCAGTCAGCAGCAAGAGTAGAAGAATTGTACAGCAACGCAATCGCCGCAATGCAATCTTACAAAACTTCAACCCCCCAGCAAGAGGTGGAAGAAGAGTATGAAGATTAGAACGTATAGCGAACTTTTGAAATTTCCAACTTGGAATGAACGGTTCAAGTATCTGAAACTAGAAGCCCAAATCGGAAACGAAACATTTGGTCAAAATAGATTCTTAAATCAAGACTTCTATCGTTCGCCAGAGTGGAGAAGACTGCGAGACTATATCATTCTTCGAGACAACGGATGCGACTTGGGAGTAGAAGGCATGGAAATACTTGGCCCGATCTACATTCACCACATGAATCCGATAACCGATTCCGACATTATACATCAAAGCGACTACCTCATAGATCCGGAATACCTAATAAGTGTTTCGTTCCAAACTCACAACGGAATCCATTATGGAAGTATTGATTTGGTAGAAGACACTTATGTTGAACGCAAACCAAATGACACTTGCCCTTGGAGGTGATTACTTTGAATGAACTTTATCATCATGGCGTATTAGGCCAAAAATGGGGAGTACGTAGGTTTCAAAATCCAGATGGAACTCTTACAGAAGCGGGCAGAAAAAGACGCAACGTTCAATCTATAGTAAACACCATGTCCGATAAAGACATGTATTATTTGGGGTATGATAAGAAAGATATTCCGTATGGTAGAAAAAACTACACAAAAGATTATTCGGAGGAGCATTTAGTTCAAAGATTTATAGCCAAACAAGGAAAAGTACCGGTCGCCTTCTTAGACTTAGAAGAATGGGGCAATGACGAAGACGGAAAATTTTTAAACGCTGTTGTTGGAACGAGATCCGGAGATAAGTACCGTGGCAAAGGTTATGCGAGTCAAGCCGTTAAAGCCGGTCAGAAGTGGTTTGACGAACATAAAGACGAGTTCAAATATACTGATATTAACTGGGGTGCAAGAAAAGAAAATAAAGCATCTCAAAGATTAGCAGAAAAACATGGATTTAAGAAAATGAGTAAGCAGTACGATAAAGACTGGTACGACTATACTTACAATTAAGAAGATCCTTTTGTACAAGGGGTCTTCTTTTTTTGCCAAAAATTGATAAGGAGGGTGTCTGAAAATGTACAAAAGACCCTTACGTTCAGATGAACTTTACCACTATGGCCGAAAAGGCCAGAAATGGGGCCAGCACATTTTCGGCGAATATCAAAATTCGGCTGGCTATGCTAAGAAAAGCAGCACTTCAAAAGTTGAAACCATTCCTAAAGGATCTACTCTATATAGAGTTGTGTCTAATAAAGATGAAAAGTTAGGCGGCTCTAAATACATGACATATTTTAAAAGCGATCGTGATTTGTATAGAGGTCCTGCCAATGCTCAATTACGAGAGTTTAGTAAAGTAAATAGAGACAATCCAACGTATGAAAAAGCGTTTAAGACCACCAAAGATTTAAAAATCCCAACCGATGAGCATATGTATGACGTTTTAAAAAAGGTAGTAGTCGACGACTGTGAAGCTAAAATCGCATTAGGAAAAGCGTCTGCTGAATTTTATATGCATAATGGTGGCGGGGACGATGTTCATCTTAAACAATTGAATAAAGTATATGATTTAGAAAAAAAGGGCGCCGAAATAACCAAAGATATGTTTAATGACGACAAAGGAGACTCAGCCAACTATATTTGGTATCTATATAAAAATAGATATCGCTCTCGAGCCGAATCAGTGATAAGCGATATAGAGGGCGATGATAAGGGAGTTGCTGTTGAACGAGCATTTTCTGGTTTTGGCAGCAAACTAGGTTCTTCTATAAAAAATAAGGTAATTGGTGAACTTAAAAAGGAAGGATACTCTGCCGTTACTGATTATGCTTCGGTTGGAGGCGCTACTGGATTTAGAGAAGGTAGACAACCATTAATCGTTTTTGATACCGGAAGATCACTTAAAGAAGTTTCAACTTCTAAAATCACTAAGAAAAAGGCGTTTAAAGCGAATCGTAATTATTCAGATTGGATGACCAAAGCTATTCGAGAAGATAACGGGATTTTGATTGACGAGACAAACAAATAACGACGCCAAAGCAAAAAATCATTTTAGACAAAGGAGGTCTACAAATGTATAAACGACCATTACGCTCAGATGAAATTTATCATTGGGGGTTTGGAGGAAAAAAAGGTCATAAATATGTAGCCAAAATAGGAGAAGGAAAAGACGCTAGGTACTTTTATTCTCAAGCCGAGCTTGCTGCTTATAAATTGTCTCAAGCTGGTGAGCAAGCAATGAAAAAAGCTGGTCAGGTTGTAGAAAATGCTAAAAACGGAGTGGCACAGAAAACGCAAGATGTTACTCAGAAGACTCAAGACGCCAAAAGAACAATTGGTAGAAAAGTTGAAGATGAGTTAGATTTTGCGAAATACGATGCTCAAGATGCTGCTACCGGAGTAAAAAGAAAAGCCGAAGACGTTGGCCGATCTCTTAAACGAAAAGCAGAGGATGCTACAACGGGTGCTAAAAGAAAAATAGAAGATGCTGCGCTCAAGACCAGTAGAAAAATAGAAGATTATAAAGATGAAAAAGAAGGAAGAACTGGATTTGTCGATAGGACAAAAAAGGGATTTAAACGATCGGGCGAAGATGTTGGTTTGGCCGCTACACGAGCCAAAGAAGATGCTAAACGCTCAGCGGCTAGAAAAATAGAGGACGTTAAAACGGCTGCAAGTAGAACTAAGGAAGACTGGGGCCGCAACACGGATAGAACTCTACATGAAACTCGTAAAATGTATAGTAGGGGAGCGGATGATACTGTTAGAAGCATTGCTAAGAACTCTAACGAACTCGATAAAGAGATTAAAAAGATTGGCGATTCTGCGAAAGAGAAATTGAATAAAGCAGCGGATACCGTCAGTGAAAGATCTAAGCCGTTAAAAGATATTAGCGAGAAAGCTAAACGCAAAGCTAAGAAAGCAAAGAAGAAAATTGATAAGTTTTTAAATCCGGGTATCACAGTTGAGCATCATACTCGAATGGGACATTAAGAATGGTGGTGATCACACTATGTATAGATATGTGAGGCCCATCAGGCCTGATGAATTGTTTCACCATGGTGTCAAGGGACAGAAATGGGGTTTGAGACGATTTCAGGGTGCTGATGGTTCATTGACTGCTGAGGGGCGTCGTCGTTACAGAGTTGATGGCGGAGCTCATCGATTTGCTCGTGCAATGTTTAATACCGAATTCGGTCAACGTTTAGCTGTTAGACGAAATCACGGTTTTAGACAAGATAAAAAAGCAATTAAGAAAGAATACAAAGAAGCTGTTCAGAAAGCAAACATGGCCAAAGCAAAGCTTAAAGCTATGAAAGGCGATGCCGATAAAGCTCAAATCAAACAGGTCAAGATGGACAGGAAGTCCGCCATAAAAGAGGCAAAAGCTGAAAGAAAGGCATCGATCGGCGAGGCTAAAGTCGCTGCCGCAAACGCTATCTATGGCAATCAGTCCAAATCTGCGAACCGCACTATTCAGACAGAAAGCACCGGTAAAGCTTTAGCTAAGTCTTTGTTAATGGGCGGTTATGGGGCTAAGAAGTATAATGAGATGAGGCATTCGGACACTGGTAAAGCTGGTCGAGGAAAGTCTTACATTTATGGTTTATTCTCAAATGCTTCTCATCACTCCATTATTGATTACTCAAAATCTAAGACTCAGAAAGCCCCTAAACAACCAAAGCCTAAAAAGGAAAAGAAACGGGGGTGACATGATGCACCACGAATACGATAACGACGAATTGCAGTCGTTTATAGACGATAATTCAGAAGAGCTTATGCACTATGGTCGAAAAGGAATGAAGTGGTATCAGCACATTTATGGAGCCGTTCAGACAACTGCAAAATACGCTAAGAAAGCTGGAACAAAAGTTGCTGAGGCTAAAGCTAGTCACGATGAAAAGCAGAAAGAAAAAGCCATTCAGAGCGGTGATGCCAAAAAAGTTAATAAGTATAAAACAAAGATGACCAATACGGAACTCAAAGCTGCTTATGATAGGGTCGATATGGTTAACAAGAATAACCCAAAACCTGATAAAAAAGATAAAAACAATAATCAAAATGGGAATAAGAATAACCAGAAAGACTTTGATCCCGTTAAGGCGTTCTCTAACATGGCGAACAATCTTGATACAACTTACAAGGCCGTTGACACGTTAATGAGCACTTATAATAAAGCTAAGCAGTGGACTCCAGAAGCTAGAGCAGAAAAAGCATATCGTCAAGACATTATTAGAAACATGAGAGTACATGACTTTTTAGAAAATCAACATAAGTTCAGTAATCAAGAAGTACAAGATTTTCAGAAGAGATTTAATAATCTTAAGCTTGTGATAGATAGGGCTAACGCTTATGGCGACCCATCATCCGGCAAACATAATGTCAGAAGAGGGAAACACAGTCGTAGGGACGATGATACGCTTGGTAAACCCGGCAAACACGATCCTAAATAGAAAGGCTTAATATATGTCATTATCAAACACAGCAGTACCGAAATATTACGGTCAATTCAGAGATGCTGTTTTAAGAGGAGAAATCCCAGTAAACAGAGAAATCTCAATGGAGATGAACAGGATCGACGACCTGATAGACAACCCTGGTGTGTATTATGATGACGAGGCTGTAGAAGGTTGGATTCGATACTGTGAATCTGAATTGACGCTTACTGACGGGTCGGATTTAGCTTTATTAGATTCGTTTAAGTTATGGGGAGAACAAATCTTTGGTTGGTATTATTACATTGAGCGTAGTGTATACGAGCCCCGACCAGATAATCATGGTGGAAGATTTGTAAGAAAACGAATCCTAAAACGACTAATTAATAAACAGTATTTGATTGTGGCCAGAGGTGCCGCTAAATCACAATATGAATCATACATACAAAATTACTATTTAAACGTGGATACTTCCACAACACATCAAGTTCATACCTCGCCGACGATGAAACAATCGGAAGAAGTATTGCAGCCAATAAGAACCGCAATCACAAGATCGAGAGGACCTTTGTACAAGTTCTTAACAGAAGGGTCTTTACAAAACACAACTGGTTCTAGGGCAAGAAGGCAGAAGTTAGCAGCGACCAAGAAGGGTATTGAGAATTTCTTAACTGGATCTTTACTTGAAGCGAGACCTATGTCTATAGATAAACTTCAGGGATTGAATAGCCGAATTAACACGGTTGACGAATGGCTTTCTGGCGATATTAAAGAAGACGTAATAGGAACTCTTGAGCAAGGCGCTTCTAAGAATGACGATTACTTAATCTTAGCGGTTAGCTCCGAAGGTACTGTTCGAAACGGCGTTGGTGACACAATCAAAATGGAACTAACTTCTATTCTTAAAGGCGAGTATGTTAACCCACACGTTTCCATTTGGTGGTATAAGCTTGATGACATTAAAGAAGTTAATGACCCGAGTAAATGGTTGAAAGCAAACCCAAACCTCGGAAAGACAGTTACTTACGAAGTCTATCAGTTAGACGTTGAAAGAGCTGAAAAAGCACCTTCCAACAGGAATGACATCTTAGCTAAGAGATTCGGAATCCCAATGGAAGGATACACATATTTCTTTACATATGAAGAAACAAAGCCACATAGGAGAACAGACTTCTGGAATCTCCCGTGTGCAATGGGCGCAGACTTATCACGAGGTGATGATTTCTGTGCTTTTACTTTTCTATTTCCACTTCCTAATGGCACGTTCGGTGTCAAAGCAAGAAGCTATATTACTAGCTTAACTCTACAAAAACTCCCACGAGCTATGAGAGAAAAGTATAACGAGTTTATGGAAGAAGGCTCCTTAGTTGTATTAGAAGGTGTCGTTCTGGACATGATGGACGTTTATGACGATTTAGACAGATATATCGAAGAAAGTCAATACGATGTAGTTTGCATTGGATACGACCCGTATAACGCTAAATCGTTTGTCGAACGTTGGGAGAAAGAGAATGGACCGTTTGGAATTGTTAAAGTAATTCAGGGTGTTAAAACGGAGTCTGTCCCATTAGGAGAACTTAAAGCCTTAGCCGAAGAGAGAATGCTCATCTTTGATCAAGAGATTATGTCTTTCACAATGGGAAACAGTATTACGCTCGAAGATACAAACGGAAATAGGAAATTACTCAAGAAGCGTCATGAGCAGAAGATCGATAACGTTGCTGCTATGATGGACGCTTTTGTATCATACAAAATTAATAGAGAAGCTTTTGAATAGAGGATGAATACAAAATGGACGAAAGCATTTTAAACACTATTAAAAAGTTACT